TTGGTTTAATACATATGGTAGGCGGATTAGCTAAATCAGCTACATCTATATTGAGACAACTAGTAGATGCAGGTACTTTAAGCAATCTGCCTGGTGGTTTGAAAGCTAGAGGTTTGCGTATTAAAGGAGATGATACTCCTATAATGCCTGGTGAGTTTAGAGATGTTGATGTTCCTGGTGGAGCTATCAGAGATAACATTACATTCTTACCTTACAAAGAACCTTCAGGAACTTTGTATCAGCTATTACAAAACATAGTAGAAGAAGGCAGGCGTTTTGCTAGCATATCTGATATGAAGATATCTGACATGAACAATCAAGCACCTGTAGGAACTACCTTAGCTTTAATGGAAAGAAACCAAAAAGTTATGAGTGCTGTTCAAGCTAGGCTTCATGCAGCAATGAAAAAAGAATTTGATATATTGGTTGGCATTGTAAGAGACTTTACAGACCCTGCTTACCCATATGAAACAGATGAAGAAGAATTTATAAAAGCTGAAGACTTTGATAACAGAGTAGATGTATTACCTGTATCAGACCCTAATGCAGCAACAATGGCTCAAAGAATAATGCAATATCAAGCTGCTATGCAATTAGCACAGACATCTCCTGATATGTATAACATGCCTGAATTACATAGACAGATGCTTGGAGTATTAGGCATTAATGATGTAAATGATATTATTCCAGATACAGATGATGTCAAACCAGTTGACCCAATTACTGCAGTACAAAACTTAATTAATGGAAAACCTGTTAAAGCTTACATACAACAAGACCATGAAGCACATATAGCAGTAATAGCATCAGCTCAAGAAAATCCAGAGATAATGAGTACATTAGAGAAAAGTCCTAATGCTCAAAGTATTCTAGCTTCAGCGTCAGCTTATGTTAATGAACATTTAACAATGAAATACAGAAAAGAAATTGAAGCTGAAATGGGAGTTGAGTTACCACCTGAAGGTGAACCACTACCAGCAGATGTAGAAAAACGAATTTCTAGTTTAGTAGCAGAAGCAGCTAAACGAGTTCTTGGTACATCTCAGCAGAGAGCAGAACAAGAAAGAATAGAACAGCAACAGCAAGACCCACTCATAATGGCTAAAGAAAAAGAAGTAGCTATTAAAGAACAAGAAGCAATGCGTAGAGCACAAGAAGGTCAAGCTAGATTACAACTAGATGCTTCTAAAGCAGCCAATAGAGATGCTATAGAAAGAGAAAGAATTGCAGCACAAACTGAAATTGCTGGTGCACAGATAGGACAAAAAACAGCTAGTGATTTACTTAAAGCCAACCAATTACAAAGTAAGTCTGCAAGAGAAGATTTTGTTAAAGGTATTGACATAGCAAAAGATATGCTAGAAGATAGTAAACAGAATGGAAAATGATATCACACAGCTATCACTCTCAGAACATCTGAAGTTAAAGTTGCGTGGTTTGATGAATGAACATGCTGACCATATGAGTACAGGAGCTTGTAAAGACTTCTCCGAGTATCAAAAAATGGCTGGTATTGTCGAGGGTTTAGCCCTTGCAGAACGAGAACTTTTGGATTATATCCAAAGAAACTTGGAAACATAGGAACTCGACTCCTAAAGTCGTGCAACATATATGAGTGAAAAAGACAAAAAAGTACCTAAGCCAGAAAGTGTTAAAACACCTAAACTAAGCAAGGAAGCTAGAAGTCAACTGCCTTTACCTAAAGGTTGGAAGATTTTAATAGCTATGCCTAAAGCTGATGAGAAATCTAAAGGTGGGATAATTAGAGCGTCATCTCAAGCTTTANAAGACGAAGAAGTCAGCAATATTTGTGGCTATGTCTTAAAATTAGGACCAGAGTGCTATAACGACACTAAAAGGTTTCCAAGTGGACCTTGGTGNAAAGAAAGTGATTGGGTAATCTTTAGAGCTTATTCTGGCACTCGCATGAAAATGTATGGACAAGAGTTTCGTTTAATTAACGATGATACTGTGGAAGCAGTAGTAGATGACCCTACAGGAGTAGTCAGAGCATGAGTAAAACAGAAATAATTAACGAAGAACCTAATATACCAGAAACTAGACCTCAGACAGAAGAAGATAAGTTTTTTGGTAAAACTACAGAAATCAGCAACACCATACCTGAAGACTTAGAAGTTGAGGTAGTTGATGATATTGAAGTAGTAAATGATACTCCAATAGTAGACCAAAGAGCTGCAAAAGCAGAAGATAGTTCTCCTGATGTAGATGATGAAACAGTAGATAAAGAAATTTCTGACTACAGTAAAAGAGCTGGAGATAGAATAGCTAAAATTAAATATGAGTATCATGAAGAACGCAGAGCTAAAGAAGCAGCTTCAAGAGAATCAGAAGAAGCCATAAAACGCTTACAAACCTTAATGTCAGAAAACCAAAAGCTACAAGCTATGGTTGACCAAGGTGGACAAGTTTTAAATAAACAAGCATATAACAATGCTTTATGGGCAAAACAAAATGCTCAAGAATCTTTTAAGAAAGCATACGAAGAAGGCAATGCCGATGAAATGACAAAGGCACAAGAGTTACTATCAAAAGCAACTCTAGCAGAACAGCAAGCTTCTTCAATGGCTGCACAAGTACAGAATCAAATTGTAAGCACAATGCCAGTACAAGCACCTGTTCAACAACAACAACAGCAGCTTGACCCTGAAATGCAGCAATGGTCACAAAAAAACCCGTGGTTTATGGGTAGCGAACCAGTTCATAAAGAAATGACATCTTTCGCTATGTATGTTGACCAGTCATTACAAGCTAAGGGTATAGACCCTGGCTCTAAGACTACAGAATATTACAAAGAAGTTGATGTTGCTATGCGACAACAATTTCCAACCTTTTTCGGTGTACAGTCTTCTAATCAACCAGAAATGGCAGAAAGCAATACATCAAAACGACAACCATCAACAGTTGTTGCATCCGCAACGAGGGATAGCGGAAACAAAAAACCCACGCAAATCCGTCTGACTCAGACACAAGTTAAGCTAGCTCGCCAACTTGGTATTAGTCCTGAGCAGTATGCAAATCAATTATTAAGGGAGGCTTAATATGTCAGAAGAAAATAATACTACTAATCAAGTGGAGGCAGTTTCATCTGATACTCCTGAAAACCAAGAGCGTACTCCTAGAGAGACAGAAAGCCGAGAGGCTACTCAGCATACTCAAAGCTGGGAAAACTCTGCTAATTTACCGACACCAGACCCACAGACAGGCTGGGTATTTAGGTACATCAGAACTGCCCTATTAGGTCAATCTGATAATCCTAATGTATCTAGAAGGTTTCGTGAGGGATGGCAACCTTGCAAATTGGAAGACCATCCAGAATTACAAATTCATATGATGGACCATGGCTCGGAATGGGCTACAAAAGGTAATGTCGAAATTGGTGGACAATTATTATGCAAAATGCCTGCAGACAAAGCCGCAGCGAGAGAAAAGCATTTCAATGAACTTGCTAAATCTCAAGTGGAATCTGTAGACAATGTGTATTATAAAGACCAGGATAATCGAATGGCGACCAAACAAGTGTTTGAACGCAAGTCGAAGACCTCTTTTGGTAGAGATTCTTAACGAATCTTTAATAATTAATTAATGTTAAGGTAAAACTTAACAGTATAAGGAGACAATTATGTCATCAAGTGCAACTCCTCACGGAGCAAGACCTGTTGGAACAGTTGTTGGAAGCCCTTATCAAGGAAAAGTTACACACTATAAAATCAAAAATGCTTTTGGTACATCCATTTTCTATGGCGATTTTGTAAAGTGGGGTGACGACAATCCTAATACCACTATCCAAAAAGATACTGGTACTACAGCTTGTACACCTATTGGTGTTTTTCTTGGTTGTGCTTACACCGACCCTACTACAGGGCAATTCACACCAAATCAATATTATCCAGCATCAACTGCTGCCGATGATATTGTTGCGTATGTTGCGACTGACCCTTTCATACTAATGCAAATGCAATCAGACGAAGCTCTTACCCTAGACGATTTAGGTAAGAATGTAGCTGTTGTGCAAACTGCAGGAAGTACAGCAATCGGTACAAGCAGAAACGCAATCAATGGCGATACAGCAAATACTACTGCCACACTACCACTAAAAATCGTTGACTTTGTTGACGGACCTGATAGTGC